AACCAGTACTCTTTATATTAAATCCATATTCATTAATATAAAAACGATTACCAAAGCAAAGTTCATACTGTGCAAAATTGTTCAAAGACACTTTCATATCTCTTCTCATTCTCACCTTAGTGATATTTGAAGTAATTGCCGAATTTGTATTATCAATAACTTGCTGTACTTTACTATATTTAAATCTACCTCCAAATTTGTTTAGGTCTGCAGATTTGGCATATCTCTCTAAAGTTCCAATAACAGAACTTTTCAGTGAACTTGGAGTTGAAATTTGAGAAGAATTATAATATACTGAAGATTCAATTTCGACATAAAGTATTTTTAAGTCAACAATTTTTTGATTAATTCCTGTTATAGAATAATTTTTTAAATCCAATAAGAGTTGTTCCTTAGTAAAGTCTGAAAGGAATGTACCATTTCTTGGTTTCACTGCTATAGTTACACTTCCAAATTCTGGAGGATCTAATTCTTCTCCACCAATTACAGATACTGCTTCAGCATTTGGATATACTTTCTTGACAATATATTCATAATCTCTGGCGGTGACTGCCCTATTCTGGGCGCTGTATGCTCTTGGAGCATAGTATTTGATAGAATCTACACTCTCAATGCTAGAACCTTCCCTAGAGGATAATATGGTGTTGACAACAACAGGTTCACTTGATTGTGCAAGAACTAAAGATCCATCTTGGTTTGCATATTGAAGAGATCCTGAGAATGCTAAATTTCTGACTCCATTACCATCTTCTCCATTGGTTACGATATATTCGATCGTAATTACAGATCCATTTTCAAGTTTCTTACCAAAAACACCATCACCAAAAACAATTTCATAAGTTTCATCCTTAATCTCTTGAAGTAAAAAGATCTCAGAGGTTGAATCAACATCAATAATATTATTTACAACCTTATATTCTTTTCCTCTTCCAGTTTCATTCTGTCCTTTTACATAAACTCTAATTGAATCTGTATCAACATATGAGTTTTGAAGTTCAAATTTTTGTTCAATTGATGTATCTACAGTAAAAGTCTTTCTTAAAGAAATTCCTTCATAGACAGATATTGCATCGAAAGTTGCTAATTTGTATGTTCCAAAATCAAATGTTTGTACAGTAATATCTTCTGGAATTGAAAAAACGTATGAAGTATTGTTTGTATTCCCTGTACAAACAAGACCTGCTTTTAACGTTAATGTTTGTGTTTCAATTCCTTCAAGAGAAACATCAAATGATATTACTGCTCTTGCAGATTTTCTTGATTTTGGAACATATCCTATATTTCTTGCTAACCCAACAACATTTTGCCTTAAAGTTGCAGAATCCAAAAAGGATTCGTTTGCAATCATGTTGCTATTAAATGCATTGATATACGTGTTATATGCAAGTGTATCAATTAGTATTGAGAAATTAGATCCCTCAAAATCAAAATCAGTAAATTTTGAATTTGCTCTTAGATAATCTTTGATCGAAGATTTAATTTGATCAAAATCTAGATTGTTGAACTCTGTAAAAGGCATTTTATCTCGTTGCCTCTAGTATGAAATTAATTGTTTGCGGTGGAAAATCTTTTCCAATAATATCAAAGTGTACGGTAACGTCTACTGAATTTAGATCAGGTAGAAAATCAACTTCTATTAATAAGTTTTCTACCCTATCTTCATATGTTTTAATTGTACTTTCAATTTGATCTTTTATTCTAATTTCAGTTCCAATAGTTGGATTATCGAATAGTGAAGACCTCACATCAGACCCAATAGTCGAATTAAAAAATCTTTCATTAGGAATTGTTTCGATTAAATTCCTAATTGATCTAATAATTGCATTTTCATTCCTTAATATGGGTAAATCCCCCGTCACTGGATGTGGACGGAAGGATAAACTAATATCTCGGAATGCTCTGGATGTCCTTTGGACTGCCATTTTATAATTTTTTTAAATTATTTATACCTCATTCCTGAAGATTTTGTTGATTCGGGTTCAAATTATCATGCATAATCTCTTGAATCGTAATTTCTTCTGGATCTTCTGTTTTTCTTGGGAGTGACCAGTAGTCTGTTGTCAAACTTGCGGTTCCCCACATAGATTTCATATAGTTTTTGTCTCTGTCAACGGGTGAATTTCCCATTTTTCTCCTGTTTTTGTGTAAAAACAGAACTTTTTGAGGGGTTGCTATCCCTATTTCGTATTTATTGTAAATCTAAAGGACGACCATCTTGAGATTTGTACATCTCTTCCGGATTTTCTTCCAGTTTTTTGCGTTCTTTTGCAGTTTTCCAAAAATATTCATCCTCACGACCCATTCCAAGTCGATCATTTCCATTCTCAACTTGATAATATTGCGTTGAAACCTTAAAATCAGGCATTTTTGGATCAACAGGAGTTAAACTATTATCAAAAATACGCATTCTGTTGTTTGGATACAGTCCATATTGCCCATTTTCAAGTTCAATCAGGTTATGAGACTTGTGTTCGGCAGGATTTTCGCTTGTTGCCCAATCAACATAGTCCGGATCATGATGATAATTATCAATAGTACATACATAAGTGCCTTTTACAACACCATAATCTCTTGTGTAGCACTCAAAGTCCATTGAACCAATAAATTTCTTATCCACCGAGACGACTCCATAATCCATACAATTCCAAAATTGAAGGTTTGGTAGGCTCATATCAGGAGAAGGGGTCTCAGGATCCGAGACAAAGGCGCTGATGGGCAATTTATCATACATTGCCGCATACTCTGGTAAATAAGTCTCAAAATAAAAAGCGCGTCCAGGTATCGACTTAACCGATACCCAAACGCCCTTTACAAATTCACCGTGCCCACTTTGATGATCTGTTAGATATTCTTTACGGACCCATACTTCCATTGAAGGAAGATTTGCTATCAAACATGCCATGGTGATAACTTTACATTACTACATGTATGTATTACCGACCTTGACCACGATAAACTTTCTTTGCATTATTACGAGACGTGGCGGCATACTTTGTGTTTTTTCCATTTCCTTGACGAGACTTTTTGGGTTTGCCAGGTTGAAAACCATCCTTGACCAAACCAACCTTTGAACGCATTGCCATAATAATTAGTGCTCCTTAAGTATTCCTCCTCCGTCAAGTTCTTGTATAATACTTCTCCCTTGTGGAGGATTGTATAACTTGCCTCTTTCTTCATCAGATAACCCGAGTCTTTTCGTGACCAACGCGAATGCGAGGATCACACCAAATCTCAAATCCTGCGTCCTTTGCATCGAGACAGAAACTTACATCCTCTCCACACATATCTTGTACTGCACCACTCTCAAAAACTTGCATCTTCGGTGCAAACCATGGATACTTCATCTCAGGATGCTCAAAGACTCCCTTCTTGATGAGCAACCATCCGAAACCAGCATAATCAACTGTAAATGGTTTCTTCTTCTTTGGAAGACCTTCAACGGTTTCATGATTCATAACTCCACCGTTCTTGGCAAAATCATCCTCCTCCAACCAGTGTGCCACAGAACTTGTGCGCCCGTCCTCAGTGGAATACCAACCACTTGCAATATCTTTATCCATCAATACTAATTGATAGAATTTTTCAGTATTGAATACAATATCACTATCAATCCACAATTGATAATCATAATCTAGTTTGCCGTCCCACGGAATTTGATCCGGTCCTCGCAGTACGTTTGCTCCAAGACACTTGCATCTTGCAAAGTTAACCATGGAAGAATAATCTTGCGAAATCTGGATGCTTGCTCCGCTCTGTACAAGATCAAAACAAAGTTGTACAAAGTTCTTCAAGTATGTGTATGAAACTCCTCTTCCAGGTAAGCAGAATACTACTGTTTTACCTTTGATCATCTCTCGCGCTTTCGCATAATCCCATTCGGTATTATTTGCAGATCCACTGGGTTTGGGTGTTTTTGCTTTAACGGTAAATCCTTTAGCCATAACTGTAAGTAACTACATCAGTATCATAACACTCTATCTATGCTTAGTCAATAGAACGGATTATAATGCAATCATTCTCTGCCTCAATGTTTACTTCAACTCCTTCGTACCATCCGTTCTCATCACAGATCCACTCCGGAATTACTACATAATGCTCCCCCGATACTGGATCGATCTCTACGGTCCTTAAATTTTCCTGCGGATTTTTTTCCATATCTTTGAATCCTGTGCCATTTTTTATATAGCGAAAAAAATTTTTGAATCCACGGTAAATTTAGCTGCCTTTCGTAACACTTTATAGATTAGGGAAGTTAGGCGTTTTTATATACGGGGGCATCACGCGCCGCGCCACGGCAACGCCCCGCAGGGGGGCACTGCTGTGGTCACGAACGCATGGGGGGTCAGTAGCGGCAGGCAAGGGGGGAGTGTGCCTGGCGATCTGCCAAGCGATCGCGGGCGGCAGCGATGCGGTCGGCGCGATACTGTGCCTTGGCACGCTTCACGGTTCCGTCTAGGTCTGCTACCATGGAAGCGCCCAACCCCCGCGCCTTAGTAAAGGTCATCCCGCCGCCGCTGCTAGCACGGAGCGCCTGCCCCTTCAGGTTGGTGTCGGTGCTGCGTGTGTTGCCGATTGCCTTTGCCATGTGTGTTGCTCTCAACCCTTATAAGATACCCGGATGCCCGCTCCCGCTCTGTATCAGGCGATACCGTTTACGATATTAGTTTGGAAGCGGGAATTGTTGAAATTAGCGACACTGAAACGATCGCGATTCACCAACTTAAATGTTCCAAACTCACTTCCCATAACATAACCCTCTGCAGAAATTTCATCCTGACCGATGAATGCACGGGGACCAACATTTCGGCACTGATGCATCAACTCATCCTTCAAAGCTATCATCAACCCGTAGAGGTGCATGAGGTTAACATTGCCATTGAAATCCTCAACGCGCAGTGCATTACTAGAACGCAGGGCACTGTTAACATTTTTCTTAATTTGCTTCGCTTCCTTATCAGAAACAAACTCAGTCTTAGATGCAACCTCACGGATCAAATCGATGATCGGGGGCATCTCAAACCCGTCCGCACCTTCCAGATAGGAACCGGACCAAATGTATGCCTTAGGGAAGACAAACTTGCAATAAGATGTGTCAGTGATGATATATTTCATCGGTGCTGCTACAGCATCACGCAGGTCAGATTCTGCGGTGTAAACTGTATGTGGAGCAATGATGATTTCCTGATCAATTATGTCATCGAATTTGTATGTAATCGTGTTGGGAGTATACTCATCAGAACCACCGAAACCAATAAAATCACCCTGAAAAATGCCTTTGTTTTGTGGCAGATAGTCAAAGCATTTGTGAAGGATTTCTGCTACCTCTCCAGTGTGGTTAGCATCAATGTCCTCATGAGATTCATTGATCTTAATCTTCACTTTATTGAACACAGATTTGGTGCCCACAAACCAATTGCCAGTGGCAGGATTCTGTCCCCAGACAATAGCGGGAGCGCCGTCCATTTTGACCGAAAGATTGAAGTCGGATTTGATGGATTGCAGGAACGAAGTGTCACCGGTCAGGATGGTATCTTCGGGGTGTTCGATGTGAAGGTTCTGAGTCATAATAAAGAGAGAAAAGTGAAAACAATTGAGGGGGAATTTAACCCCCAGAGTTGTCATCAGGCAAGGCGCATTCCGTTGGTGAAAGGAATAGTCCGCATTGCCTTTTCGCCCAGGTCAAACATTTGAATGAACCACTCATATTGTTTCTGAAAAATGAACTCTTGCTTAGTTCCGCAAGTGTAACCAAACTCAGAGAGAAGTGCATTCAAACGTGACTTTGTAGTCTTGGATTGATAACCACCGTCATAAAGTTTGAGGGAAACGTCATCAATCTCAGCGATCAGATTTCCGTGGAGATAAACCTTGGATATACCGTCTTCAATGAAAACGGAGGTGTTATCTTTGCTCCAGTTGATGTCACCTTTAACGGCGGCAATCATTTCGGATTCGATCTTACGCATGAAAGAAAAGTGTAGAACGTTTGTGAAGTGAAATCCCCTCCACTCCTCTAAGATAGTCGATTTTGGGGTCTGTGCCAAAATCGTGTGCCACTTCGGCAATTGGTCAGATGAGGCGCTGGGGTCTCACGACCTCGGGTTTACTCTCATCAATCCAGCATGACATAATGTGGAACTTAGGATAGAGGCGCTTACATGTTGCTAATGCCTCCTCTCTTGTGGCAGCAATGAAACTCAGGATATCATTCCTAGAGTAACCATTGGAGTGAAACATTTCACCGTAGATGTTGAACTTGATTTCTTGCATTGTTATCAGTTACCGAAGAAAGCATCGTGAGCGTCAAGAACGAAATCAATGACCTCATCGGTAGCATTAACTTCGAAACGATCGCAGAACCAATCGACTGCCATTTCAGAAGATGCCATAGTGTCAAACATGAAATCCTGCAGGTCCTGCAGGGTCTGGGGAGAGGAGAGAAGTGTTTTTGTTTTCATACCAGTATGATGGCACACCCTGCGGGATTTGGTAGTTCGCCATGATACAAAACTCCGAAAGAGAATCTTAAGGTTGTTTGTGCCAATCTGCCAACTGGTCGGGCAGCCGACTCAGTTTGTGTTACTTTCCTCCAAAATGTGTGGGTAGTATTCTTTCACCTCTTCTAGCAATTCTGCGTCCGAATACTTATCATAACTCTCACTCATGTTATCGTAAAGAATTGCCATCATAGTTTTGATGTCCATATCATCCAGGATTTGCTGGATCATGTTGTCTTGGAGTTCAGAACGATTCATGTCAGTTAGCGGGAAAGTTACGGCAGACAGCATCACAAACTGTTTGGATCAATTGATTACATTCTGCCTCATCATAATCTCCCCAAGTATCATTGAAGAATTCAGAGATAATGCAATCAATATCCTCCATCAATTGTTCACGCTGACTCAACATTTCCAGATTAGGGTTCATTTTGGAATAGGTGAAAGTTGAAAGGAAAGACATCAATAATCGGTGTTTCCGTTGATGTAAGATTCTACGTTAAATTTTTCTTCCTTCTCCCATTCTTCTTTGTACTCGATCACATCGTAGATCTCACCGGGAGCATCAGCGATTTCAGACCAGAGTTCATCAAACATGTGTGAATTTCTCAACTGTGAATACAATACACGATTTTGGGCGCTGTGCTCATTTACTGTGCCACTAAAACATGTGGCACAGATTGTTGTTAATCAAGCATAAACAAAGTAAGATCCAACGTTGTGACGGAAAGTGTTAACGCTCTCCAGGATTTCACGACGGTTGTTGTAGATAACCTGTGCGCCCTCAAAGGTTAACTGACCCAGAAGAATCAGCAGGGCGATAACACGAATGGCAGTAGACTTCAGGTGGGAGTGTACATAACGGCGATAAAATTTGCC